CTCAGGAATACAACACTCTTGTTCCAACAGCAATTGGACTCATGGGTGTTATCATCTCGGGTTTGACTCTCTGGAATATGATTCGTTCTAACCCAGAGGGCGGAATTGTCCGAGATGGAAAGGGTGACGGTAATGCTTGGAATTCCTTCATGTTGTTTAACAGGTCCACTCCCACAGGAAGTGTTGATAATGGTGTGACTACTGATGATACAGTCAATCGAATGAAACGTGCCATTTGCTTGGTCAAAGCCACCGTTGGTGGTGAGGAAACCGAAGTTGTTGGAACTTTTGTTCAGACTGGTTTTCTAATGCTGCCGCGTCACTTCTTCAAGCCTGATCCAATGAAGGATGAATTGCAGGATGTCACTGATTTGCACATTGATTGCAATGGTTTCAAGACTAAAGTGCGTATTTATAAAGAGTCTTTGAAACCCATGGACGGAAAAGATTGTGTTATCATTAAGGTTCCAAAAGGGCCCAAGATGAAACATGATGTCATTGAACTCCTCCCCACTCAGACTGGTAGTGATTGCCACTCCGCAACTCTTGTCCACTTGCGCGAAGGTCCTGAAAAGACTAACGCTAAATATGTGGCTCGTGTTGATTGTGGTGGTTACTCATGTGGTAGAGGTGTGACGTACCGTTCAAATTGCACACAAGTTGGTTATTGTGGAACACCAGTTGTTCGCAAAGGTGTGGTCATGGGCTTCCACATCTCCGGCGATCGCACACTCCTCGGGCAGAAAATTGGAAATGCGCAAGAAATCATGCGCTCAGACGTCGAGGGTTATATCGAGTCCCTTCGAAATGATCCAGACTATATTTCCACACCCGAGGCAGGGGTTGTTCCTGAGGAACGACTGGGCTATCGATTGATTAAAGGTGAGGGACGTCATCCCCAAACCAAAGTCTTCGAAGAATTAGCCGAATACCATGGAATCAAGGTATTAGGTAACAACCCTGATCTCGTTAGATATCGTTCCAGAGTCCGCAAAAGTATGATCAGTGATGGTCTCGCTCAAGTTACAGGGCGTCGCAATAAATGGAAATCTCCGGATATGCGAGCGCCTTGGATTCACCACAATAAAGCACTCAAATTTGTCGCTGAGGGTGCATGGGAGGTTCCGCCACTTGCTCTGAAATGGGCTTTTGATGATTACCTCTCAGATATCCTTAAGCGTCTTCCTGCTTACAAAGAAGCTCATCCTGACCTTTGTCGAGTTCTTGATGATTTCGAAATGGTCAATGGAATTCCCGAATCCATGTACATGAAGATTGTCAACATGAAATCTTCCATTGGACCGATTGGAAAAGCTTCTGGAAGCAAAATCATGAGTGATTTATTTGTTGAAATTGAACGCGGATCAAATAATGAAAAGAGATACAAGCTCGCTCCCCA